AAAAATGGCAGGGCGAAGCGCTGGGCATCGACCGCCGCGGAACCGTCGCAGCGAAATTCGATTACGAGACGCAGTTCGGACTGTGGTCCGTGGGACGTCCCGAATACGCCGGCGTAGTGATGGGCCTGCGCGCCGAGTACGACCGGATCATGGACGCCTATTTCGCTTACGAAATCACGCGCGAAACGCTCTCGACGCTGCCGGCAGCCTACACCCCCGAAGAACGGGCCGAAGAGTGCTTCGCCCGGCGCAAGTTCGCCGAGCAGGCGCTCTGGCGCCATGCGTTCCGCGAATACGGCCGTTGCCCGAAGGTTTACCGCACGCCCTCCTACGCCGAAGGCATGGCCCGTTACAAATCGCCGGAAGCCTACGCCGACGCCCTTTTCGAGGCCGTATGGGAAGGCTCCGACAGCGTGGCCATGCAACCCGCAGTCAGACTGCGCGAAGAGACCAAACGCATGCTCGACCATATCTCGTGGATGCTGGGAACCAAGTCGCTGCGCAACCTCAACAGCAAAATCCTCAACGAACTTTATACTACTTATATAAAAGGGCTGCGCGAATGGGACCGCGAGCGGGCCTTCTATCCCGACGCCAACCTGACGCTCCGCGTGGCCTACGGCTCCGTGGCCGGATACGAGTACGCCGACGGCGAATACCACAAACCGCAGACGACGCTCGACGGCATCATCGCCAAGGACAATCCCGAAATTTACGACTACGACATTCCGCAGTCGCTGCGCGACCTCTACGCTTCGAAGAACTACGGCCGCTGGGGCACGGTGATCGACGGCCGCAGGACCGTGCCGGTCTGCTTCCTGGCGACGAACCACACCACGGGCGGCAATTCGGGATCGCCGGTGCTGAACGCCGGGGGCGAACTCATCGGCATCAATTTCGACCGCACGTGGCGTTCGACGATGAGCGACATCGCCTTCGACCCTGCGATCTGCCGCAACATCGCCGTGGACATCCGCTACGTGCTGTTCGTTGTGGACCGTGTCGGCGGAGCGGGCTACCTGCTCAAGGAGATGACGCTCAAATAAAGCATTCCGGGACCGCCGCAGAACGACCCGGGCGGTCCCCATGCAAATTTTGTCGTTTTTTCCGCAAAAATTTTGCGAATCGCAAAATAGTGCCTATATTTGCACTCCCGAAAGTTGATTCGGGAGAGCAATGCCCAGGTGGTGAAATTGGTAGACACGCTACTTTGAGGGGGTAGTGAACAATTACGTTCGTGCAAGTTCGAGTCTTGTCCTGGGCACACAGGAATAAAATCGCAGCTGATTATCAATCGGTTGCGATTTTTCATTTACATTTTGCACCACATTTGCACCACTCATAATATTAACATCAGGTTCCACACACACCGGCAACCAACGGAAATTTCCGTCCGTCGATTCTGTTCGACTGGGTAACTTTGTGATTCTGAACGTCAGCGCAAAATTGCGTTGACGTAGTTTTATACCTCCCCGTAACCACCCCGTTTTACCCTTGGCGTAACCTTGACGTATTTCCGTTTTACGCTTGTTTTACGCTTGTTTTACCTTGGGACAACCTTTGGGTGTTTTGGCAAAAGGCCAGCAGGGCCAGCAACAGCAAACCCAGCCGCCCGGATTGACGGCTGGGGCAAGTAGTGGTATAACGAAGCCTTAATGCTCGGTTGTTATTTTCTCGTGCTCCTCGGCCAACTGCCGTAGCTCGGTATTAAAATCGGCGTTGATCCTCACACGCTCTTTAAGTTGGAACAATATTTCTTTTACCTGCGGGTCCTCCGGTTTTACATCTCCGCTTTCCAATTTGGCGACAAGCTCTTCCCCTCGGCGTATTACTGCTGCTGTTTCCGCCGCCATCTTATCGCCCCGTCGTAAAATTTGATCTATATTCATAACGCAATAGTTGTTTATCGGGTGAGTTTCATTAACAATCCTTTCGGCTTATGGGTGGGCTTGCTCGGCGATACCTGCGCCCCTCGAATGTGTTTTTGCTTCGGGTGATTTCGAGAATCACCCGATCGCCGTCGAGAACCAGCATCCCGTGCCGGCGTGAATCGCCGCCTTTGGTTCGGTGCTCTACCTCGCATTCGGTTCGGATGCGGACACAGCGGAAGCCTGCGGCCTCGAAAGCCGATCCGATCAGCGACAGGTCGCTGCGCTTGGATACATATACTTGCTTTTTCATAGTGTCAGTTGTTGAAGTCATAGTGTTTGTTCGTCGAAGGGTCGAACGTCGAAAATTCGCCGTCCCTTTCCCATTCCCGGACGGTATAGCGCCCCTTCGGAAGATACCCCGCCCGGCGGACGGCCTCGGCCTCGGTAGGGAATGTCCCCAACCGATAGCCGCCGTATGTCAGTTCGTAGATCATAGTTCGGTATTGTTGGACAACGTACATAAATTTTCCGTCATGGACATCACCGCCAACTTCATTACCTCGTCTTGCGCTTTGCCTAATGCGCTGTCAAATTCACTGTTCACCTCATTGACCGCCGAGCCGCCGTAATCCATTTCGGTAACTTCCGCCGCCTCGCCGCAGAGGTCCGATAATTTGATATAGATAGCCAGGTATCCGGCGGTCATCGGACTTAATTTTACGTTTTTCAAATCTTCGATAGTCATGATTTTATAGTTTTAATTGGTTAGTTCAACATCAATTGCAAGGCATCGGCGATCTCCGGACACTCCCGGCCCGACTGGTCCCATACGGCGGGGACTTCTGTAAATTCGCTCAGCTCGTCGTTGCACAACCGGGCCGAATAGTCAACGAATACCGTGTACCCCTTGTGGGTAATTTCGAAACCTTCGCTTACACCGTCGCAGTTGAAGGTGATGTAATCGGCCGCCTTGCGGGCCATTGTCCGAATGTCGGACCGGGTTAATTGTTCGTTCATATCGTTGCCGTTAGTCTCCGTAATAAGTTCTGCTGTCTCCGTAGTAGTCGGCCGGGATTATCAGCGGGAGCGGATCGAGGGCGGCGGCTTTCGGCTCCTCCATCGGGCGGTTCTCGATTATCGCCGTCATCACCGCCATTTTCTCGTTGCGCCAAGCCTTGCGCAGGCAGGTCGAAAAGGTCATCGAAGCGTTGGCACGTTTCAGATACCAGGCGTTGCGCATGATCTTCGATTTGTTGTAGGTTGCTTTCATGGTTATATTAATTAGGTTTATCTTATTTATCACAATGCAAAATTAGATATTTCTAACATAGCAACCAAATATTTCATCAAAAAAATATCCGTCAAACCTAATTTTATCGCAAATTATTTCGCATAAACCTAATTTTATATATATTTGCATTATAAACAACTCGCAAAACTCTATTTAGATATGGCTAATTTGAGAATTAAAGAGGCAATAAAGGCTCACGGTCTTAGCGTCGAACAAGTGGCAAAACGTATGGGCATACTCCCGTCCGCTTTAAGTCAATCAATCAACGGGAATCCCACCGTTGAAAAACTTGAAAAGATTGCGGCTGCCATTGGTTGTACTCCATCGGAATTGCTTGCGAATCCGACAAACACAATCACCTGCCCGCATTGCGGCAAACTTATCAAAGTGGAAAAGGGAGAATAGTAACGGAGACGCCGGCGCATTACATATATTTCTATCCGGGGTCACAAAGTCACACCCCTATATAAGGGGTTGTGACTGTGACCCAAGGTATATAGACAGAAAACTATGGAACTACAACCCATCCAAAGCAAGATATACGAAATACGAGGCCAGCGGGTAATGCTGGATTTCGATTTGGCGGAACTCTACCAAGTGGAGACAAAACGACTGAAAGAGGCCGTAAGACGCAATATTGAGCGTTTCGAGGGCGACGATTTTATGTTTGAGCTCTCCGAAAAAGAATATGAAATTTTGAGGACGCAAATTGCGACCTCAAGTCTAACATCACAAAATGCGTCCTCAAATTGGGGTGGTCGTCGCTATATGCCATTTGCTTTTACAGAAATGGGTGTCGCAATGCTTTCGAGCGTCCTGCGTAGCGAAACGGCCATACGGGTAAATAGGGCCATTATGCGGGCTTTTGTGGCAATGCGCAATTACATCACCACCACAACCCAAATCACGGCAGAATTGGCCGAAATCCGGGCAAAACTGGCATTACTGGAACGAGCTGATGCAGACAATGCCGAAGCGGTCAGCGATCTGTCGGAGGATATGCGCAAGGAACTCGATAACATCTACCAAGCCATCGCAGCATTGTCGATCAAAGTGCCGCAAGCTCGCAAGCCCTCCCAGCCGATAGGATTCAAGCCGACAACAAAGAAATAGCCGATTTGGCGGCTTTTGTCCTTTGGGCGACAAGTTCTCCATTCGCCGGGAGATCGTCGAAATTTCAGCATCCCAAAGCGCAAATAACAGACAAATGCGCCCGATAAAAGATAAAGAGAGCCGAGAATTGTCCCGGCTCTCGTCATTTCGTCGTTATTCGGTAGCGTGCATCATCACACGCAGCATGCCCCGTCATTCCTTTACTGCTACTGTCATTTTGCCGATAGACTGGATGATTTTGGCAGCTTCGGGGTCGAGGACCACGGAAATAGGCTGTGTTGCGGCCGTTATCTCCTTGCCGTTGGTCGTCACATCCTGGCGGTCGGCAAGATGAAGGACACGGGCAACGATTCCCGAATCGTACTGCCCGCACAATGCCCCCTCCAATTGGTCTGCTTCGATTGCCTCACGCACATACATAAGGATGTCAGAAAACTCCTCCCTTGACTCATATTCATAGAAATTCTGCCTGCTAAACCCTGCAAATCGGCAGAATCCCACCAATGTCAGGGGACGTTGTGTTGAAACGGGAATTATTTTCCCTGCTGAAACCTTGTTGATGTAAACCGGATTCTCTTTTGCCCATTCGACGTATTCCTCAAACTTGGCTTCAAGGGCTTCGGGGGTATATGCACGAGGGCGGCCCACTTTGCGGGCTGTTCCCGTACGCTTTATTTCATTCTTCATATAGATTAATGGTTAATAAATTAGGCCGACTTTGCTTTCTGGGAGACCGCCACCTGTCGGCGTACGGCATCGTTCTCCCGAATTCCCAGAATGACAGGATTGTAATTAATTTTCTCGGTTCCCGTGTTTTCGGGAGCGGAGATAGACAGATACAGATCGCCGTCCTCCTCGTACAGATCGACATAAAGACGGGAATCGTAATCGACGATATAGGGCGTTCCGTTCGATGTTATGGTATACGCTGTGCCGTTAATGCCGTCCGCTTCTGCGACCCATTGGCTGTCTTCATTCTTGCCGTCCAAGCGCAGATAATACGTTACTGCCACCACTCCGTCCACTTTCAGTTTCAGCAATTGGCAGTCGCAGATGTTGTTTTCGCCTGTTTCTACCGAATATATGGCGAATATCTGCCCGAATTGGGCTATATACACCGGCTTCGTGTAGTCGAGGTTGTAGAGATCGAGAGCTGTGAGTTTTGCCCGTATGGTGATGATTCGCAGGCGGTCAACGACTTTCTGATAGGACGAATATCGGGTCTTTACGATACCTTCCTCGCCGCCGAACTTCATCCACGGATCGAATACGCCAATACATCGGGCAATGCCCGACATAAACGCTCCCCGCCCCGATAATATCCGTGGCGAACACTCCGAATAAGTGATATTCTCCTTGTCTTCTGTACTGTGATCCTCGTAGATCGGCACCAATGCACAATTCACCTCGTTTGTAGTTGCGTTCTCCGACGCCGAGAAAGGCAGCGACACAAGTTCCGTTTCTTTCTCGATGTTCTCGTTTCGAATCGTGATGGTTCCGTATGTGTCGGTCTTTACATCGTCGTCATTATCATAGTCGAGGATGTTGCTTTGGGCGAGGTCATCGATGGTGAAAATCGATGCGTCGGGCATATCCACCCGGTGAAAATCGTTCAGTATTACCCGGTCGCTCCAGTCGATGATGTCGTTATTCTGAACATTGGCGATTATGTCATCGATGCTTATCAGCTTGATCGTGTTAGGGCTGTCCTTGTCCGCATAGGCGAATAACCCGTTCATGGACATCAGGGCGAGGATAAAATCGCCCTGGGAAATGTCGGGGAGATTGGGGGCGACGGGGAATCTTGTAGGGAACGCACAATCGGTCCAATTTGCCCAAATATTTACTGTTAATGGAGTTGAATATGGGTTTGATATATATATTTCACCTGCTGGATCTTCATAATGAAGTAAAATTTCGGTGTTTTCTATTAACGGATAAGTTATATCAAGCGGCACAAAATTGAATCTATATACATTAACTCCATCACCAGTAGAGCCAACCAGTTCTACATTGTATGATGTACCTAATATTGTGGATTTTACTATTTCGGAATTACCATCCAATTCAGTAAGCATTATATGCATCTCCTTGGGATCTCCCCATTCTGGCGGCCTATGTGTAAAATATCCATATGCTCCTGTTCCATTACTCGGTTTAATCGTAATATGTACTGATAAATCCGTTTTATTAAATTTTGTAGTACAAGATCCATATGCTATCTCATGCGGGTCTTTGATTATATTACCCCGGCCTAATACACCGTATATTTGATTCTTAAAATTTGTGCTATTAGCCGTAAATCGCAATGCTTCTGCCTCATTCGATATTTCATCCCCATTTTTTGATACAAGCGGAATAATAGGCCCAAGATTCTTGCTGTATGCCAACCGATCCTTTCCGTCAATGGCAATTCCGTTATACTTTTCGATAGCCGAAAGAATTGTTTTCACCTGCACGGACGGGTGCAAATACTTGGGGTTCCACAACCCCATTCCGAAATTCACGCCCCAAAACGCTACACCGGGGTATTCATTGGTCGTATTTCCTTCTAAAATGGTCGTGTTTTCGTTCCAGTCGATGCGCTCCGCTTCGAGTTCTTCCAGTTGCGGCCCCAAATCCCGCAGGCCGTTATCAAACAGAGGCTGAAAGTTATCCACGTTGCCCCACGTAAGCGTTACATTGATCGTATCCGCAATATCCGTTACCACGGCGAACCCCTGCGTGAACAGTGGCACCCCGTCCTGGTACAATGCCGCCGGGAGGCGCACATACGGAGCGTCGGCATCCACATCCGGACGGGCTGCCTGACCGATAGCCTGCATATTCGTAGGCGTAGGCGGCAGCGCAACATTGTAGGAACGGTTCGACTGGATGCTGTCGAGGCTCGAAAATATTGGGCTTTGATAGAGCAGGGTTACGACTTCGTCACTCGACAGGTCGCACAAAATATCATTGATATAAAGTTCGTAGGTCGTCATATGTAGTTATTTTTCTAATATTTGATTTAACAATTAAAATTCCGGAGCGTTTAAGTATTAGCTCCTCTTGCTTCCGTTCGTACTCTTCGCACCTGCGCCGGGTACGCTCCAGCAGCAGCGCCAATTCGGACCGGTTCAGACATATCGTTAAATTGCTTTCATCCCTTGCGCCTCCCCTACGTTTCCCCTTTGGCCTCGTTCTGCTCATATTCCCCGTTTTTTTTCATATCTTTGACTTGCCGAAAATCAAAGTGCGGGGGAATGGCATTCATACTGCCCTGGCTTTTAGGGATAGACGGGCGCAAGGCCCGTCTATCCTATTTCTTGGGCCTGCCTTGCAAACCTTAACAGGCATTCGGCGATCTCTACGGCCTTATCCGGAGTGAAGGTAACAACCGCTTCGGGTGTGTCCTCTTCGTTCCCGTAACCTTCGATAAGGAAATACACCTCGGAAGGAACCGGACGACTGTTTATGGTTACTTCACTAACTCCAACGGTAAGGTTTACGCCGTCATGTTTGAATGATTTACACGGCACAAATGCCGTCTTTCTCTTGTTCTGTTTCATAATCTTTTTCTATTTATATTGGTTTCGTATCGTTTGGGGCGGGTGGGGTCACAAAGTCACACCCCTATA